ATACCTCTTCGAGATATTGTTTAACTCTATTCTTTTGTTCTAAATAAGATTCGTATTTAGACTCATCCATACTGAATCTACGATTTGCCTTATACTGAGGATAAATTAATTTTCGGGCAGATGAGTTCGATTCCCCATCCCAAAAGACAACCACCTTGTCTAAGTTATACTCCTCCAAAAATCGACGCAATGTGTTTATGAAGTGATACACCCCACCCACATGTGAACCGTCGTTAAAGAGATCCTTAGCCCCGTGAAAACCAATTTTGAAAAGGTTATCACCATCCACCAATAAAGTTTTAGACACATGTCTTATTTAAACGTTAACAAATATATTACTCACTAATGTCATCAGTGGTTTCTTCCAAAGTAATCTCACCAGTTCCTGATAAGATACCATTCCAATATTGAGAATACTCTTTCTTATAAGCTTCTAATGCTTCTTTAGTATCTTCGATATATCCTTGAGGTACAGCAATTAACTTACCGTCATTGTATCCTAAACCATTTACGTGGTTCTTCAAGATTGAAATCTTAGTTCTGATTGCATATCTTACAGTTCTACTATTCTTAGTTGCTGTGATGTGGTTAATACCAGCACTTGCTTGGTTACCAAACAAGAACACTAATGAAGACGCTAACCATAAAGCCTCACCACCTTTCGCTTTAATTGTCGGTTGTCCAAATGGATTGTCAGGAAGAGCCACCCATGGCTGATTTACAACAACCAAAGTGTTATAGTAAGCATAATCTTCTTTCTTTGATTTAGAAATTCTTGAGTGAACTCCCATACCAATCTTGTCAGCAAGTGTTGCCGCATTATGTTGTTTACCACCTTTACCATCGAAAGTCATCTTACAAGGAATTGAACCTACTGAATCCCAAAGGAATAAAATTGATTGTTGAATCTCTCCTTTCTCTTGAGCATCCAATACTTCATTAATGAAATCGGTAACTTGTTCGATATAATCAAACCCATCGTTAAAGATGAAGTCACCGTCCCACTCTCCGTCGGAGTTCTTCTTTGCATCCAAACCTAACTCAACAGCATGTTCCCAACTCCATTTCTTCTCAGTTATGATAAAGACAGGTAAGTGTCCCTTCTTTTGAGCATCAGCTGCCGCCAAGATCATAGCGGTTGTCTTAGAACTATTACTATGTCCCAAGAACATATTGATACCTCCCATAACAGGACCCGGTAATCCACTAGCACTTAAGAAAGCTTCACCACAAAAGTAGTAGTTGGTATCTTTATATTTTGTTTTTGTTGAGAACTTATCTTTAAATCCTCCACTTTCTTTTTTCTTAATTCCCGCCATTTTCTATTCTTTTAATGTTTGGTAATCTACTTTCTTTTATTGTAATATAGAATGAATCATCTTCTTCATATATCACACCAATCTCTTCTTTGTGGAATGTCACTAAAGTAAAATTTGTTTGTCCGTCCTCAGTTTCACCTTTTAACATTCCGAATAAGATTGTATCACCAATTTGTTTACCTCTACCTGAAAAGTAGTTCTTGTTTTGTAATTCACTCAATAACTCATAAGACAATATTCTATTGTCTCTTAGTTGTAATTCGATTTCTTCTTTAAATGTCATATAAAAAATTAAGGGTGGGAGTTTATTCCCACCCGTTATAAATTAAAATGGTAAATCACCATCTGGTTCTTGATCAGCCTGTGTATCAACGTAAGGTGCTTTTGATCCTCCGATTGATGTAGTAGCTTCTTCGTCGTTACCATAAACGTAACCACCTTTATCACTATCCCAACGTGGAACTTCACCTCTTGCAATTGCCTCAAGATACTCAACAGGTTTCTTAGAATAAACATCTAACCAAGTTAACTCATCGCTAACCCAAGCTTTAGCTTGATCTGCCTCATCATGAACAGGTGTTGGATCATCATACATAATAGTTTGTACTGTTGTATAATCTTTACCATTACCTGTTTTAGATTTTGATAATTCAATAATCAAATCACGACCTTTTTCAGGATCAGTGATATCACCCTTGTTTCTCCAAATAGGAATGATTTTATCTAAAATACCTTCGTTCTTATAATTGTGTTTGAATCTCCAAAACTTTGGACCATCTTCTTCACGGTCTCTATCGATTAATTTAACAATATAAAATTTACGTGATCTGTATTGTTTAGCCAATTCTTTGTCTGACTCTTTACCTGTAGAAATCAACTCTTCATAAACCTCATTTAAAGGTGAACGTTCGTTGTCATTTTTTCCTGGATCGTAGAACTTTTGCCATTTTCCACCAACTTGAATTTCGTGGTACCACGCCTCTTTAAATGGTGATGAACCATCAGGTGTTGGTAAAATTCTGATTTTTCTTGAACCTGTTTTTTCTTTGTCGTCTAAGATAAGAGCGAAGTATTTCTTCATTCTTTCGTCTTGAGACATTTTAGATTGGGAACCCCCTGAAGCTTGCTTCGATTTTTCATACTGTGCCAATACGGCGTCTAATGAACTCATGTTTTTTGATTTAAGTTTTATAAATTATTATACAATAAATATAATCAAACATTGGTCATCTGTCAAATAAAAAAAGGAACTACTATTGTAATTCCTTTAATTAAATTATTTTTTTCTTAATTATCTACTACCGTAGTTTCGATTATCGTCTGTTTTTGTAGGTTGGAATGTTCCTTTAATTTCACTAGCATTAACATCAGTTACTTCGTCAGGTGTTAAAATATATTCTTTTTTACCCGTTAACTCCATCTCTTTTTCTTTATCTTCAAAGAAGTCTGAAAGTTTTTGATTGAATGGGTAAGAATCATAGCTTCTTAATTCTAATCTTTCTTCAGGACTTTTAGTTCTATATTTCTCTATCTTAGATTCAATAGAATTCAATCTAGACATAATACTATCCATTTCAGATAATTTAGATTCTAAATTTGAAAGTTGTCCGAAAAGGTTTTCGAAATAATCGTCTTGTTTAGTCTCAATATTTTTTTGTGATTTCACTAAATCTGTGATTTCAAGTTCTTCAGTTCCGTCACCTTCTTCACTATCTCCTTTATCGTCGATTTTCTCAACATCAGGATCCGTTGCAACATCTATTTTCTCTGCAGGTGCATCCACTGGTGGTGTAACCGCAGGGTCTTCAGGTGGTGCCGGTACATCAGGTAAAGCCGCAGGATCTTCAGGTACTGCTGGCGCTGCCGCAGCATCTTGTTCCATAATGTATTTGTTCACTTTATTGAACTTCGCAATCTCTGCAATAATTTTTTTATCTAAATTCATTTTGTTACCCATTTAATAATTGTTTAAACCCTTGACGAGTCTCAACTTTAACTTTTTTATTTATTGTCATAGTATTTTCTACTCTTTCAATAAGACCATCTTTCATACGTACTGTGTAACAATCACCTGTATCTAAATCACAAACCTGTTTTGATCCGTCACCATTATCCATTTCAGAATATCTAGTCGATTTACCAAGATAATTGTTTAAGGCTGTTTTAATATCCATGTTATTTTTATTTATAAATATATTGCTATTGTTAAATTATCCCTTGAACAACATATGTAGTATATTGTTGTTGTTTAGTATTATCAACGCCACCGTTCTGAAGATACGCTTGTGCGGTTGTTTCTAACTTGACCGTATACGCACCCGGATCACATCCACCAATAGTATCCACAATATCAAATGAGATACTTTGTTTATTTTGTGATATTTCACCGGAGGTAATACCATTAGCGGTACCTCCGACACATTTGGAATCATACTTACCTGTGAATATTTTCCAAATTCCTGCATCAGGTTTTACCGTAAATGTTACTTTTGTTATTTTACCAGTCGCATCTTTATCAGTTGTAGTATTGAAAATGTTCTCTCTTGGTTGGAATGTATTCGGTAAACAATCCTTTCCATTAATTCTTATGTTAGATCCTCCATTAGGGTAACAAATTGCACATGGGTTGGCATTTATTTGATTATAAACATCTTTAGTCACCACATCTCCAGGTAATAAATTTCTCGTTGGACAATCATATTTCATTACTCTGAATGTATTTGAGTATTGATATTCAGAATATTCAATCACTTGAACTTTGAATCCTATTGAGTTATCTGTTTGATCAGCAGCTATATCACATTCCCTTCTAAAAGATTTGGATGTTGTAAATGTATATCCATTGTTTTGCCCAAGAGATTTTGGTATTAATTCTGTTTCTCCTATAACAGTTTCGGACCCTGATCCTTCAAAAGAAATCAAATATACTTTCAACTTATAAGACTTAGATAATGGTGACGATCCAATATTTCCTTCAATTTTTAATAACCCATTCGATGATGTTGAAGCGTTTAACGTATATGCTATTGACCCTGTCTTACCAGCATTACTTAATATTGTTCTATCATCAGCATTAGGTGTTTGAACTTGATTTACTGCCGCAGGTGATGGTGTAGGTGTTGGCGTAACATTAGGTACATTTTGAGAAGATGAAGGTGATGGTGTACTAACAGCAAGGTCGATATTCAACTGAGGAGCTAACGATCTAATTTCTAAAACCGCCTTATCAAATTTTGCCCTTACTTCTTTACCTTGGTTCTTTTCAAAATCAGCCTGTTCTTTTGCATTCTTATTTTTCGGCCAAGCCGCTTTGAAATAATTATACAACGCATCTGCAGTTGGTAATATTGTACCAGGATAAAACTCGTTAATTTGAGTAAAATTTTCAGACAATGTATCGAACATAACTTGGCTAAATTTAGATATTGATGCAAAGTTAGCATATGGTTTAGGTTTTGAA